GATAAACCTTAATCATACCTTCAGCATGCTGAGTCTCATCCACTATGGACCAAGCAATGATCTGACCTAGTCCTTTGAGTTTACCATTCCTTGCAAAGTTTAACAACATAACAAAGCTAGAGAATAGTTGCATGCCCTCACCGAAGGCAGAGATGGCAGCAATCTTCTCAGCCATTGGTGCTGCACTAAGATTGTTAATGTAGTCATGCTTCTGCACCATCTCTCCATACTGTAGGAATTCATTGTATGTAGACTCAGGCAAGCCTAAGGTTTCAATGAGGTGTGCATAGGCTGCTACATGCAGGGCTTCCCTACTGGCAAAGCCACTCATCATCATCCTCACTTCAGGCTGCTTGAATATAGGGATGTAGTGGTCATGATAACCACTGCCAATATCCAAGTCACCTTGTACAAAGAAGCGCAAGATCTTTGTTAGAAACTCCTGCTCATGATTGCTCAGTTTCTTGTAGTCTTTAACATCCTCAGACATAGGCACTTCTGTATGAAGCCAATGGCTCTGCTCATGCTGCAACCAAGCATCATAAGCCCAAGGATATTTGAAAGGTTTGAATGTTGTACGCTCTTGCGTAATGTCTGTCTTAGTCTTTACCATATCAACCTTCACATGCTAAACAAGTTTCACCTTCTGCCACCTGCTTCAAATCAATATCGTCTTCAATACGCTGACGCTTGATCTGAGCACCTACTTTATCTGCCTTACGCACCTTCTCTGAACGAAGATAGTATAAGCTTTTCAGTCCACTCTTCCAAGCAAGGAAGTGAATGGCATGTAGATATTTAATGGATACATTGGCATGGAAGAACAAGTTAATGCTCTGACCTTGGTCAATGTATTTCTGTCTGTCTGCTGCAAGCTCAACCAACCAACGCTGATCAATCTCCATAGCAGTCTTAAACACTTCCTTCAATTGATCAGAGATGTCTAGGTGCTGTACAGATCCTTCGTTGCTGATGATGGATGCCCATGTGTCATCATCGTCCATACCCAGTGCAGCAAGTTGTGCCTTCAAGAACCTATTCTTGTATACGAATGCTCCGCTTAGCGTGTCTTGTCTAAATACATTGGCTCTGTATGGCTCGACTGAAGGGCTAGTATTACCCATGATAAGGCTGCTACTAGCGTTAGGGGCAATAGCAGTATGATGACTAAACCTTCTACTAATATTGCCGTGACCAGCATCGATACAACTACCACGCTGCTGAACCAAGACAGCGTCAGCAAGTAGACACGAAGAATGAATGTGCTTAAAGATTTCATTGTTATAACTCTTAGCCATCACACCATCGATGGCTACACCTTTCTTTTGTAATAAGGCATGAAAGCCTAGAGTACCAACACCAATGCTACGCTCCATCATTGCACTGTACTTAGCTCTTGCAATTGTTGATGGTGCTTTGTCAATGAAATATTGCAAGACATTGTCTAGCATTTCCATAACATCCAAAATGAATTGCTTGTCATTCTTCCAGTCATCATAGTATTCTAAGTTGAGTGAAGACAAGCAACACACTGCTGTTCGTTTATCGTTAGTTGGTAGAAATATTTCTGTACACAGATTGCTACCATTAATCTTCAAACCCTTATCACTCAACCACTTAGGCATAGCCTTGTTAGCTGTGTCAATGAACACCAAGTATGGCTCACCTGTCTGCATGCGAAGGTCTAGGATTTTCTGCCATAGATATTTAGCAGACACTGTCTCCACCACCTCACCATTGGCAGGGTTCTTAAGTTGGAAGCTATCATCAAAGTCAGGATCTTTCATGGCCTTCTCAATGATGGTCATGAATTCATCAGTGATGTTGATGCCGTGATGTAGGTTTAGTGTGCGTACATTCTGATCACCAGTGGGCTTACGCATCTCTAAGAACTGGATGATGTCAGGGTGGTGAATGTCTAGGTAGGCAGCATAGCTACCCCGTCTTGTACGGCCTTGGCGGTAGGCCAAGGAACTGGCATCATAGATTTTGAGGTGGGGCATAACACCAGTAGACTTATCGTCACCATTGCGGATACCAACATGAACCCCAACACCACCACCATACATGGATAGCCAGTTAGTTTCTGATAGGTTATCGACCAAGCCTTCTGCACTATCATCCATGTAATTAAGGAAACAGCTAATAGGGAGGCCACGCTTAGAGCGACCAAAAGATAGGATAGGTGTAGAGTAGCTAAGCCAATGCTTGCTGCTGTAGTCATATAGTCTTTGAGCGTGTTCTTGATTTGAAGCAAACGATTCTGAAACATATGCAAATCTTTCTTGAGGACTAACTTCTTCATCCTTCATATAACTTTCTCTCAATCTCTGGATGCCTAGTTCATCGAACAAATTATCCCGAGACAGGTCAATACTGACCTTAAACTTTGCCATAAAAATACTCCTGCTGTGGTGGAAAAAATGGGAGCCGAAGCTCCCGAAAGGAAAGGTAGTTATACCTCAGTTGACTTCTACTTGCCAGTTACAAATAGAGATGGAAATAAGTTTGTTAGCACTACCTTACATTGGTCTGCTACATCACGATGTTCTTTCTGTGTTGCTTTGTCGCAACGAATATCAACGTAGTGCATCCAGCTTCTCAGTGTACCATTCATGTACATTCTACTGGTGGTTAGTCCTTCGGGTAACACCTTTCGTGCTACCTCCTTGGCTATGCCCATGCCCAATGCAGCCTCATAGGACCGCTTTGCAGCCACTAAAACATCTGTCTGTAGCTCATCCCATACCGCCATTAATTCTCGGTCCTGAACGGCTATAGAGTTCTGTCTGTTCTTGTTATCCTGTAGCCTCACTTCACTGGTTTCATAGCGTGAGGAAATGGCATAGCGTTGTGAGAATTCTTGGAAGCTAAAGCTACGATGTCGCAATATCTGTCGTGCAATGTCACGGGTTGTCGTAATTTCCATGCAGACATTCACCATCTCAAATGGACTCCAGTGTTTGTTGTCCATCAAATACTTCAGCAGCTTAGGTGCTGTGTCAGGGTTGTCCTGATTCTCTGGGTTGCTCACCCTCGCCATGTACGCTATCAGGTGTTCCGCATTTGGTGTAGCCCAGATCAGTGTTACTGACATATTTCTTTCCTTCTTGAATGCCATTCTTGATGGCTGTCATTATACCTAAGCTCAGTAGGATGTCACGCTCTTCCATTGTTAAATCAAATGTATAGGTGGCACTACCATCGTCATGTTCTTTTAGTAACAGTACATTCATTTCTTTTTCCTTTCTAGCTTCTCTAGTTCTGTCTTCACTTTATGACAGGGCTTGCACATCACTTGTAGGTTTTCTATCTCACAGAAGATACGATCAATGAACAAGTCCCAACTAACAAAGCCTTCTGTTGGAGATACTACAGGTAGTATGTGATCTACCTGTACATCAGTAGCAACAAAGTGCTTCTTACATTTGGCACATTTGTAATGCATTGCCAGCTTGCCAGTCTTCTTGTTAGTCTTCCTACCAACGAAGGCTTCTTTAAGAGCCTTGAACTTAGGAGGCCAACGCCTAGATGCAGCTCGTAATGCAGAGGTGACAAAGCTTCTGAACCTAGCGTCAGTCCACTCACCACCATTTCTTTTCTTATCTACCAATTGGTGTATCTACTAGATGCGACATGTCAGCAGCATCGTAATGCACAAATAGATCTCTGGCTATTGCCAGTGCTTCATCAATATCTAGAGCAACAAACTCAGAAAGATACTTATCGTATTCTCCCTCAGCTACATGCTCAACAACAAAGCCATTACTGGCTTCTCTAATGGTTACTGAATTAACTTTCATTCTAGTCCTTCGATATCAACGAAACTAAAGATGACATCTTGTGCATCCATTCGTTCCAACGAAGCAGTTAAGTTTTCAGTGATGGCTTCACTCAGCACTTCCTCATTCAAGTAAACATTGGGTAGGTCTTGTGGTTTAAATAATACCTTCAGATGGATGTCAACAGATATCATAATCGTTCCAGTCTTTCTTCTACCAACCTAGCATAACCAATGATGTCATGCCATGAGTCATGATACCAAGGATCACCATTCACAATGCGAGAGATTTTGTTACAGATGAGATCAAGGCTTTCCTTCATATCATCATCCATCTCTTTCCACTCAGCACCAGATCTAACAACTTCTTTCAAAGCTTGTGAAACCCTAGAGACATCTTCTTTGTAGTTGCCGTACCTAACACCACGTTGTATTAATGTGTCATCTACATTCATTGGATGCCTCCAACTGTCTTGGTGTCAATGGTGAAGTTGCCATCACCAAAGCTGTCATGGTCTGCGTTATAAAAGAAGTCACCAACATCAGCAAACATCTTACCGCAATACTCAACAAGCTTGTTAGCAAGTTGTTCATCTTCTTCCATATACTGTACAGTTGCTGCCAATATAGTAGCCATACCAATTAAATTATTTATGTCATCTTCACTGATAGTGAGTGGTCCAAAGCCACTGACTAACACCTGAAAGTGTTTTTGATATACACCATCTACGATAGTAGGACGAAGTATTAGTGCAATGTCGTTTGGCTTTAAGCTTGTGGAGGAGTCCATATTTGTCCTTCGTATCTGCGTAGAAAAAGAAGCTGAGCATTCTCTAACACTCTCTCAGCATCACCCTCGTAAGCTTCCAACACTTTGTTGTATAGCTCAAGTTCATCTGTTGTGTCCCCAATTATCTTGGCTGCTTTCACTGGACCAACACGGAACAATCCTTTGATGTTATCAGCAGCATCACCTGTCAGCATCTGCGTATACAACTTAACTAAACCTTCCTCTGGTTTAATGTAGTAGCCTAGATGTTTTACAAAGTTGTAATGCCATCCAACAATCTGATCTAAGTCTTTGTCTAAAGACACAATGACACAATTGTCACCAAGCTTTGTAGCTTCAATGGCAATGGTGTCATCAGCTTCTTCACCTTCAGATATAGAAGCACCCCATTCCTTTACTAGATAGTCTCTAAGGAAAGCTAGATGCTTTGGCTTAGGCTTGTCCACTCTGTTCCCTTTGTAAGGTACAGTGGTGGCTATCTTGTATCGGAAGTTGTTCTTACCTGTTAGGTGCATGCTCCAACTATCCACGAAGCAATCAGGATAGATGTTATCAACACCACACATGAGGACATCAACAATTAAACGATCCAGTGTTCGCTGTGCCGTTGCTTCGTCTTCGTCCTCACATGCGGATGCTGCCCGATAAGCGAATATATCGCTATCGAATAGTGCTTTCATTACTGCACTACTTGTTCTTCAGCAGCTTTACCTGCCTCGAAAGCTTTCAACTGCTCTGTCCCTTGCTCTTTAATAACAGCAATGGTATCTGTAACAGCCTCAAAGGGAAGCTTAGATAGCGCAGCCAATACCAAATTCAATTGGTCAAGGGTTAATGTAATATTAAAGTTCATAATACATCCTCATCGTCTGCGCTAATACCTGCTGCTCCTGCATACTCAACCAAGTCAGTGACAACCAGCTTCTTCAACGAAGGGCTAACACCTTTCTTGTTCTTGTATGTCCAAGAGTATGAAGACACAAGAGCCTTACCCTTGCTACCATTACCGATAGCCTCGGTAATTTCATCATTGTCTGTATCAAAGACACGGATAGGCTTCTCTGATTTACATGTGATGTAACGACCCATGTCAGCCTTCTTATCTTCACCAGTTTGAACACTGATGCCCATCTCTTCCAGTGCTTCAACAGCAGCATCAGACAGGTTGCATAAGTTCAACTGGAACTTACCGGACATGTCATTCACTTTGTTGTGCTGACACCAGAACAAATCAGCCTTAAGCTTAATCGCTTTCTTTTCTTCACTCATAATATTCTCCAATATAAAAACGGTCTGAACGGCAGACCCACAACCGTCATGGTTAAACTTTGTTTTCGTCTAACCGATGATCACCACACCAGTCAGTCATGTAGACCACTGGATAACCACCCATTGTAGGAGCATGCCTACGACAGCGTCCAATCTCACTAGCTTCTCCGAGTAGTTGGGTTGTTTTAGGAACAAACCAAATACAAGTCCTGCATCTCATACCACTTGAGCGATGAACCCAAGGGTCTGCCCCTGAAATTGCGCCTTGACGAGCAACCTCTGGGCGAATGCCAAGATTTTGTTGGGCTTCGTTTAGTGAGTTTACAATCATTTTGTTTCCTCAAAAAGTTGTTGTGCAAGTAAGTATCCCTCAAGAGGCCATGCTTTATTAATGGCATCTTCATAAGCATACTTATCACCTAACGCTTTGTTATATTTTGTCTTATCAACACAAGCACTTGTGCCTAAGATTACATAACCATTCTCCATAAACAATTGGCAGATGGTTGTTGTTGTGTCTGGTAACACAGAAAAAACTACCTGCTTAATTTTGTTTTCAATGTCTGTAATACTTACGCTAGTGCGTACCTTCTCTTCCTGAATATCCATAGTGTTCTCCTTAGTGACACTCACGCCAATTGTTACCAACCTTACCCTCTGCATCCACCGGACACCGGAAAGCTAAAGCTTCACCTGCCTTGGCTGCTGCTTGCTCGATGAGCCTAGCTGCTTCCTCTGCCTGATCTTCTCTCACTTCCCACTGTGTTTCGTCATGAACAAACGCTAACAGTTTAGCATTTATTCCCTTCTCTTGCAACAGCTTTGTTGATTCAACAAGCCATTGTTTAGCAATGATAGCACCTGCACTTTGCAGCAATGTGTTCAATGCTGCATGCTCTGATCTAACCCACACCCTGCGTCCATCTAAAGCAGGGAGATGCCCTTTAGCCATCAGCCTAGATATCTTCTTCTTCAGGGCAGAAAGGCCGGGAGTATTATTGATAAAGCTATCAATAAGTTTCTTACCTTTGCTGCTGTTACCACCTACGATGCTACCCGCCTTGGCTGCACCTGCACCATACAACACACCATAGGTTAGAGTCTTGGTAACATTCCTAGCCTTCTTGTGCTCAGGGTTGTTATCATCCTTGACAGTGCCTCGTTCCACCAAGCCAAAGCTCTGTGCATTGAACCAGTGGATGTCACCCTTAAGCAACTCAGTGATCCACTCTTGGTCATTGAGGTAGTGACCTAAGCAGCGTAGCTCAATGCCTGACAGGTCAACACCCACCTGCTTATATCCCTTAGGCACTGTCCATACTTCTCTACACTCAGCACCATATGGACCACCCACAGCAGGGATCTGCGCCATGTTAGGACTACTGTGTGTCGCCCTTCCTGTAACTGCGCCATTGGTTGTCACTCTACCATGCACCCTACCATCATCAGCTACCAGTTCAAGCCAACTACTTATCTGAGATACACGCTTTTGAATCATTAAGTATTCAGCTACAAGCTTAGCTTCAGGTAGGTCAATGGTTTCTAGGACAGCTTCGTCAACAATGACATTGCCTTTGTCTGTGTGTTTCTTAAATACAACACCAAGCCCTGCCAATCGCTCAGCAATCTGCTGCCTACTTCCGGGATTGAAGATGGTTACTTTGTCCTTGAGCTGCTTGCCTGTCTTCTCAGAGACACGTTGCTCAACGATAGGGAGAAACACCTTCTGCATCTCCTCTTCAATGTCAGACATGCGTCCACTAAGTATGGCATGCAACGCCATAGCCTTAGGCATATCAAGCATGAAGCCATTGTCTTCCATGCCACGACATATGATGGCAACCTCATGCTCAAGCTGAATGCTTTGTAGGGAAAACCCTTCTCTCGTCATGGTTGTTGTCAGAAAGTTGTACAGTTTTTCTAAAAGTTGAACATCTTGTTCACAATAAGTAGCCATCTCTTGTGTCCATCCACTGTCGAAGTCAGTGAATCCAATCTTGTGGCTGCCTAAGCGGTAGCCCCATGCCTCTAGGCTATGAGGAGTAGGGGCTTTGCCTTCCTTAGGAAGCACCACCTCAATGTCCGGCTTATACAAGCGTGACATTACTAGGGTATCCACTAGGCTGTTGTCAGAAATGCCAACACCCCATACCTTCTTCAGGATGGGAGCGTCAAAGCCAATGATGTTGTGGCCCACCACTTGCTCACCCTCTAAATAACTTTGCAAACTGTCGGCTTCCCGCCAGTGCCTCACCTCACCAGTGGTGTTGTGCTTGGTTACACACAACCATATGGTGTCATGTTTCAGGTTTGTCTCTATGTCTAAGAAGATCATCGTCCTTGTCCTTATCATTTTGTCGGAGATTGTTAACATCTACCGACTGTTTGTAATCTTCTAATGAATCTTTACCAAAGATGGCATTCCATCTTGATGCCCATTCCTCATCAGCTATTGACTTGGGACGCTGAGTGTGTCCCTTTCCTCCGTCACTCGTCATGATATTGCCACACCACTACAGGTGTGTCCTTTCCTATGTAAGCACCTTCAATATTAAAGTTGATGTAGTCGATAGCTTCTTCAGAATCCATACCATCTCTGATCATTAGTTGCTCAACCATCTTCTCACAATCGTAGACCAATACATCAACACGTTCCTTACCAATCCAAAGACTGGATGTGCCTATGATGGCACTGTCAAACCCATCCCACTTCTTCATAACATTGTTCCTTCCATAGCTGAATCAATCTCAAACATTCTGCCAGTGTCTTTGTTATAAAGCAAGCTGCAAGCAGGACCAGTCTGTCCACTGTAGCGGTTCTTCAGCACCCTCACCTTGGTGGTGTTACGCTCAATAGGATCATCATGCTGACCATTCCTCTCCAGTGATATCACCATGTCACTTAGCTGTGCAATGGCAGCACTGCCTCGTAGCTGAGCTAGGCTAGTGGTTGCACCTTCCTCATGTCCCTTGTCTGAGGGACGCTTGAGGTGGCTAACAATGATGAGAGCTATGTTAGTTTCCTGCACAAGCATGCGAAGCTTGGTCATTATTTCATCAATGGCCTTACGCTCATCGCAATTGTCCTGACTGGATACGATGATGCTTAGGTGATCTAAGAACACATACTTACAGCCTAGTCCCTTAGCCATATACTTGACACGATTGACAATGTTCTCAATAGCTGTACTTCCAAAGTGATCGAAGAAGAACAAACGCCCAGTGCCTAGTGTCTTCTCGAATGCGTCCTTGCGTACAGCATCAGACACCACAGATGTAGGCAAGTGTAGTGGTGCATCAGCAGCAAGGCTCATCATGGACAGGCTAGTCTTACGCACACTCTCTTCAAGAAACATCAAGCCAATGTTGTCACTGCTATTCTGTAACAAGTGCCAAACAATTTCCCTTAGGGTTTGACTCTTACCTAGTCCACTACCTGCTGTGAATGTGACTAGCTCACCTGCTCTAATGCCATAGGTAATTTCATTCAGCCCCTTCCAAGGGTAGAAACAATCTGCTGCTTCCATTGGTGTAGACACCAACTCCCACAGGCTAGACCCACACACAATGCCATCAGGCACGAAGGGTTCAGCAGCCCACCATCTAGAAACAAAGGCAGCTTCCTTGCTATCAGCAAGCCACTCGCATGCATCTTTATATTCAGGGTCTGGTTTAAATATCTTGCACTTGCTGCCAAACAATTCAGCAACTTCCTTTGCTGCCTTCTGCCCTGCCTCATCACCATCAAAGCACAGCACAATGTTTTCAAAGCTGTTGATGTATTCGTAGTTTGCTTTAGCGTCCTTCAATGCACTACCTGCACCCGTGCGTATAGACACCACAGGATATTTACTACCTGTCAATTGGTATGCAGCCAGTGCATCAAACTCACCTTCAGTGATGGTGAGGTACTTGCCATTGGAGGGGTACAGGTTCTGTCCAAACAACGTACCCTTGCTCCACCCACCCACTGTCGTAAACTTCTTATCCTTCACCTCTCTACGCTTAGCTGCTACCAGTTGGGAGTTGCTATCGTAATAGGGGAAGTAGTAATGGCCTTCGCTACGGACTACACCATAGCGTTCCATTGTTGCTTTGTTAATGCGTCTGTCTGACACACTAACACTGTGTCCTTCGTTGTAGCTTTTAATAAAGCCACTCGTATCTTTTGTATCACCATCTACATCAATCACTTCAAGTCTTTCGTTGTTCGTTGAGGGAATGTATGTGTTACATACAAAGCATTTGGTGGACATGTCTTCGTTGATGGACAAGCCATCACTACTGCCACATGTCTCACAGGGTAGGTGGGTTTTTAAGAATGTCATAGCCCTTGTAAATTACTTTGTTGGTCTTAAGTACAGTGTCATACCCTTGAAAAAGCTTAGTCATTCTAGCATCGTGTAAGCTGTGTAGTCCAATTAATAAATTGGATATCTCATCTTCATCAGGCTTCTTCACTCTGTCCATTAACACCCACAACACAGAGTCAATGTCTTCTCTTGTCATCCATGCTGCCATGATGAGGTCTTCTAGTTCATGTAGTTTCATTTTGTTTCTTAAGTTTGTTTTCAACTAAACTGATAAGCCAATGCTTATCACTTCCAGCTATAAAAGCCATCTTATTCTTTTCTTCATCCGTCAGCCCAACCCATGTGCGCTGTGGTGGATGAAGTAACGGCTCGTTTGTAATGTGCTTACGTCCATTAGCATCTGTGATTATTCGTTCAGTCATGTGTTGCGCTCCTTGAATTTGACAATCTTTTCAATTTCAACAGTAGTTATTAACTTTTCTTCTGTCTGTGGTGGGGTGGTGTAGAGAGGCACACCCGCAGACCCATCAGTTACTTCACGCCAAATGCCATCCGTGAACTTGGCAAACTTACCCACAGGCTCTTGCTCTGGCTGAATCTCTTGCCCAAGTCTCTGCACTTCACGCATAGCATGTTCACGCAAGGCAGCTTCCCATGCTGCCCATGCCCAGTATTTAGGACTACCTCTTCTAAATGGACTACTAAGAATGATGTCACTATCCCACCATTCATTAAAGTCTTTCATGTCAACAACTTCGTGTGTCACTTTGCAGCCTCCATATACAGACCAACATTACCCAGTGCATAACCAACAAAGGCTATGCCTAGCCCAGTGCTTCCCTTGAGTAGCAAATCTATTGCCACCACTGTGTACACCACACCCACTACAGCGATAAGCCATGCACTCATTTGATCACCTTGAATTCTTGAAGCACTCTCATAGCTGCTTTAATAAGTTCAGTGTCTTGAGATGGTTCAGGCAAACTACTTTCCCACCGAAGTAAAAACTCCAGTTCTTGTGCAACCACAGCTTCAATTTCTTCTCTGTTTAATTCAGTCATATCAGTCCCATAGTCCTCTGTAATATTTACCAAACAACATGAAAGCTTTCTTCATCCTAGCTTCATGCACCTCCAAACCTGCATAGTCCACCTTAATCTTACCAATCTGCTCTTCCAGTCCTGCCTTCTTATCCACAGCAGTGTGGTCATAAAACTTATCAGTTGAATTTTCATCTACCATTTGTTCAAATGCCCAGATCATTTCATCCATCACCCAGTCCCACCGCTTGAAGTGATTGTCATCAATGTCCCACTTTGTTTCCTTAGGTAAACAAGAGGTGCTTTGCAAAGCCTTGGGTACATCTCCATCATCCACACAAGGGCTACCATGCTGTGTTGCCTTAAGCTGCTTGAGCATAGGTAAGATGATGAGGGATAGTGTGTGATCCATAGCCCATGTGTCATACCTGTCAAGCTTCACAATGACAGTGCGCTTCTTCTTGGTGTGCATCCATTGCAACACATCACCCACCCATGTTTCACTGAGCCACTCGCCCCACTTGTGTGCCTTGTCCTTACTAACACCTACCTTGGTTGTTAGTTCAGCAAGCTGATATGGTCCAAGCCAATTGGGATAGTTTCCTATATACACTTTCATACTAGTCCTCGCATTTCCTGTGTCACTGTTGCACTACGCAAAGTGTTCTTGATGTATGGTGTTAGGCTCTGCGGGGTAGCATGACCTGACACTGACATGATGTTGGTGATGGGTACACCCACCTCAATCATCTCTGTGATGGCTGTCCTTCTTAAGTCCTGTAACACTAAGTCACTAGGCAAAGAAGCATCAGCCAAGATTTGCTTAGCCACTCTAGACAGATTGAATAAACTATAAGGTAGCAAGCCACCCTTCCTATCAGGCACATTAGATGGAGCAATGTATTGCTGCCAACCAAACTCAGCATGCTGCTGCCTTAACATAGTTAGAAGACCAGTGCTTGTTGGGATAGTCACCCTAGACCTACGCTTGCTTTGTTCCAAGTGCAACACACCCTTCTCTAGGTCTACCTGTTCCCACTTAAGCTTACGCATATCACCCATACGCTGTCCATATTCGTATGCCATCTGCACAATGAGTCCTACATTACGCCACTTGAATGTGCTGTAAGCAGTGTTCATGAATGCTCTAACATCTTCCCTACTCCATACAGTTCTGCGAGGTTTGTCTGCTCTTCGTAGCACCTTGCTGAATGGATTGTGGGTGATGTAGCCATGACGAATAGCGAAGTTGAATAGCAATCGATACACTGCCAAGGTGTGGTTAGCTAAGCTAACACTGTGCTCAGCATGTGTTTCATATATCTTCTGACAATGCGGTGTCACTAAGCTACCTAGCTTGCATTGATACAGAGCAACACCATTGGCCTTGCTATCCTTCCACCCCTGCAGGTAATACATGTAGTCACGTTGAGCTTTGATGCTCAGCTTGGTGAAGGTGATGTTATTCTTGTAAGCTTTGATAAGCTCATGCACCCTTGTATCTTCAGAGATATCTTTAAGATATCTAAGTTCCTTACGCCAGTTGTCTAGCATGGCATTAAGTTCTTCAGCCAAGGCAAAGGCTTTGTATTTGTCAGTGCCAAGCACACACCTAGCCACCACCCCTGCATCCACTGCATCCTGTGGTGGGTTGTAGCGGTACTTAGTAACACCCTCAGCAGCCTGTGCCAAGGTGACATAGCGAGGGAGAGTCATGCTTGTTCCCTTGCCTTCATCATTTGTTCAGCAAACCAATAAGCTTTGCTTGCCACTTCAGCATGTGGAATGCTCCATGCACTGGTCATCAACACAGCCATAGCCTTAGCTGCAAAGTAGTCACGCAAGGTCATGCCATCACTACCTAGTCCTGTATAGGGGAATGCTTGTTGCGGTTCAATGTCTTTATCATTCATCTTGTTTCCTTTTCTTAGGCAGTGCTGCCCAGTGTGTCCAGAAGTTGTCTTGATTGTTGCCGTAGTATTCGCCATACACAGCCACTCCATACTTGCTTAGCAGTTGCACCTTCCTACTGCGAGGACAGCTCTCAATGTCTTCCCAAAAGCATTCAGTGTTAACACACACAGTGTTGTCTTTGTTATCTTCAACTGCCATTTACATTTACTCCTTTATGTTTAGCATATGGTGCTAATACTTTATTGCGATAGTCAATGCCTGAGAAATTCGCATACTCCACCAATGATCTACTGTTGCCTAGTCCATACACACCAAGGCTTTTACCTCGGTGAAGTAGGTCTGTCATACGCTCTTTAGATTTGTTATCTAAGTCCCACCATCTCTGGTTTCTTTTCTCATCTGCATCAGGTGACCAGTGCACTTCCCTGTGTGATGTTTCAACATCACCTGTGTTGTACAAATGATAGACAGGTACATCAGTGGTGTGATAGATGTCCCATCCATGAGTGTATGCTCTCACTGAAAGCGTCTGCTCCTCACCCTCAAAGTAAAGATGAGGATCATATGGAACTTCGTATACAAATTTACCTAAGGTAAAGATGAACCCTGCTGCCAAGTGATATCCCTTGATGGGAGTGTCACTGTCCCTGCTGATAGCAGTGAAGGTGAGGATGGTGTCTTCATTCCTGAAGTCGCAATCATCATTGACAAAGTTGAATAACACTTGGTCTGTAGATTTCTCAAGCACAGGCACACCATCCACCATCTTGAATGGGTGAGGGTAGTTTGATATAACAAACTTAGGTGACATCTTTGAACACACCGAAGCTGCTTCAATTAACACAGTGTCCCATCCCTGCTCAAACACTGTGTGTGAATCAACCTGCAAGAACCATGTCTCTCCTGAGTACAGAGACATAGCCAATGCCCTTGCCCAACATGCACCTCTAGAATCTTGTACATCAATACCAACATAGCGAACCTGTGACTTGATGTCTTCGTAATTGAAACGATTCTCTACAAAGTTTTGCTCCACTATTCCAAAGAATAAATTGCTAGGGGTAGTGGCTTTCGCCAGTGCATCCCTAACAGTTTGTTCTAAGAGCTTGTCGCAATAAGAAGCTATGCTTATGAAGATGGTCATTCGTCCTCACCCCCCAGTGCATAGAGCCTCTCTGCCATGTCAATGAGTTCATCCTTCTTCATCAGCTTGTCAAGCCATCGTGTAGGAATACCCTTGAGTCCATACTTACGTCCTGCTAACATACCAGTGACAGCACCTACAGTGTCAGCATCATAGCCCTTGTTCACTGCCATCACCAAAGCTTTCTCAAAGCTTGATGTTTCTCTCACACATTCCCATGCCATGTTGTATGTATACATGATGGTTCCTGATGCATACACATCACGGAAGTGTTTGAGATAGTCGAAGTTGTCTTCTGCTTTGCCTGACATAAGCTCAGCAACAAACCCTGCAATGTAATGCACAGTGTCTGCATTACCATGTGTCATCAATGACACAGCCACACTCTGTGCCACAGCACTAGGCATGCAGTTGTGATTGGCTAACACAATGGGAGCAACCCTCATGATAGATCCATTACCACTGGAGCTATAGCTACAGCTACCTGCATAGGGATGTGTTGGTGTGATGCGGTCAATGGCTTCACTGCATGTCCTACCAATGTCAAAGACATAGTTGCGAGTACCGAAGTGTCCTGTCTTCTTCCACATGCGGAAGTTCATGGCAATGTTCTCAGGATCAAAGCGTTTGCTGCCTATGTATGCATCAGCAATTGCTACAGCCATAGCACCATCGTCTGTCCACTCACCCTCGGCAGTGTTATGCACACCACCACCCCCCATCTGTGTCAATGTCTTCGTCATCTCATGTGGCCTGATGAATTCCAATGGAGCACCCAGTGCATCTCCAATGAACAGACCCATGAACATACCAATTGCTTTGTCTTGATGCATCAGATATCCGTATCCTTAAAAGAAATTTCAAAATCAATACTGCTACCCATATCATGCAAATCCCCACGAATAGTGGAGCAAATCTTTTCAATGGTTTCTAAGGGGCATAGGCAGGTCATGTTAATGACAACCGATTCACCCCCATCCATAGTGCCTACTATCTTCACATCACTAACTAACATACATGTTCCTTTGTGTAGGTGGGGTACTCGCTGCATCCACTGGTACTGCACCTCATGAACTAAATCACTTGGCTGAGTGTTATCCAATGGCATCCGCTCTCCCCCTTATCAATTAAGCGAAGGCAATGTCTTCGGCAATGTCCCACAACTCTGAGTTGATGCGGATGTTCTCTCTAACACTGCTAACAGGGCGAGCCTTACGAATCACACCATTGGGGTGCTTGTCAGACAGACTCTTAACGAAAGCGTTGCCACGGATAACACCTTCCTGAATGCGGTTGAACACAGTGAATGCATCCATGTAGTTGTCTTGATAGCGGGAAACTTTCAACACATCAGCAATGGTTTGAGGGGTAGCATACACACCATTGGTTTGCTCTTCGAGCATGTCCCATCGTGTCTCAATACCACGCTTAGCCATGATCACTGACTGATGTGGGTCAAGTGTCACACCACGCAGTCTCTCAAGACGCTCCATCATGGTGGGCAATGTAGCCACAGTGTTACGAAGCATCTCTTCAAAGCCACTCAGTGCCTTGCTGTGATAGATGCGAGACTGGAAACCATCACCTGCAATGAGGCCATTGTCACAGATGAAGCGGAAGCAACCTGCAAACAATCTCACTGAGCCAGTACCATCGTGAGAGTTGTAAAGAATAATCTCAGGACGAATGTCAGCAGTACCAAAGTCAATGTCCCACTGCTTAGCAAAGGCTACCATGTGACCTGAGTGAGCAGGGTTGTTCTTACGGCTACGCTTTTGTGCTGCTTGCACTGGTGCATATCCATAGTCTTGCATCACTGTGATGATGTCGCTTGTGTTTAATGACACATAACGATCTGTAAGGCGGTCAGCCTTGGTTGTGCTGAAAGCAGCAGGGGCAAGTTGTTGGATACGCTCTGTAGAGAGAGCAGAATTGTTAACATTGCGAGAGAAGATTACATGTTTAG